CTGTAGAATTGCCTGCCATTATTTGGTCATAAAGCCGAGCCTTGTTTAGAACTCGCATAGCGCGGTAATCAATAATTCCACCAATTTCTTCGGCAGTATAATCTTCTGCGATACCTTGCTTGAGTAATCTTTCCTTCATTTTGGTTGCTTTGTTAGCATCCGCAAAATCGGGAAGCACTCGCTTGAGTTCTGCAAAGTTGTAGTCCAAGTTGGCCTTGTCAGCCTTTGCTTTTTCTACCTGCATTGCGTCATGGTTCTGCTTTAATTCATGCTGTTCGATTTGGTATTGGCCCATCTCTTCACGATAAGTCGCATCTGCTTCGATGTAGCCTAGAGGGTCTGCATTAAGCAAATCCTTCGTGGGTGGAGTGGGTTCTAACATCAAACCTTTTTGCCCTACTTGCTGCATAAACTGGTCAAGTTGCTGTCGCTGTTGGTTTAAGCCGTTATAGGCTTCTTCCGCTTGCTTTCTAGCCGCTGCCGCCTGCTTCATTCCCTTTTGGATATATTGTTGTCCAGAAAAACTCTGCTTTAGATCATCTAGGGTTACTGACACTTGCTCCCCATCAACTTTGATAGAAAATGTCTCAGGCCCACTTTGATCGGCTTGTTCCTCGTCCGACTCTTCATATTCCTCACTTTCATCTTCATCTTCTAATTCTGCGTATTCAGCATCATCGTCAGATTCCAATTCGGCTTCTTGCTCAACTTCGGTTTCTTCAACTTCGACCATTTCGGTTTCAGTTTCGTTAACTTCGGTTGTTTCTGACTCCATTGGAGGCAATAGTGCATCTACTGCACTTTCTAAACTTACTGGGTTAGTCGATTCCATAATCGGTGCTTACCTATTTTTTAAGACGTTTATCTTTCATATCCTGATCGGTAATAACCCGTTTCAGAGTATTCTCAAATTCGTTTAAAGCCCTCAACATTGCGTGGGCTTCTTCCCGTTTTTCAACTTCATCAGCTTTAGAATGCAAGAAAACATTACACTGATTTGTTCGTAGACTAACAAAAACTTCCAAAAAAGTCTCATTTGCTAACAAATTTTCAGCCTGATCTTTCAAAATCATTGAACATTACCCATTCGTGGGGTTTCTTGCAGACGCTTAACTCGCTCAACGTCAACGGCTGTGCCGTATTGCCCCAGTATCCTAGCCGCTTCAACTAACAAGTCCTGGTTCATTTGATCACGCTCTAAATCATCACTGGCTTGCAATTCACGATATTTAAGCTGCAATTCAGCCAATTCTTGACCTTGTTTAGATTGCATTTGAGCAGCCTTAACTTGCATATCAGCTTGCATTTTAATGTTATCGCCTTGCATCTTTCCTTGCAGACGCATTTGATCGCCTTGTAACTTTGCTTGCGCTTTGATCTGTTCAGCTTGTATGACTGCTTGTGCCATTGGGTCGCCCTGCTCACCTTGCGCGGCTTGTGCAGCTTGCTCTGCCATTTGTGCCATTAGCTGTTGCTCAGTGGCATCATCCATAGGTGCATAATAACGATCTGCATTATTGAACCCACTTAATGCCAAAGTATCTGCTAAAGTGTTACGCATTTGTGTCATGCTAACTAAGCCATTTTGAGGCCCGTAAGTCTGCCAAATCTGTTGCTGTGTTTGGAAGGTTTGCATTAGTGCGGCTGCTTTAGCATCTTCTTGCCCAGTGCCTAAGCCGACATTAATTTCCATGTCCATGCCCGTATCCCAAACTGCTGGGTCAACTTCTACAAACTTGCCATTCAGACGCATCATTTGCTCGTCAGGAGAGTTTTTAACAGCAACGTGTAGCATTAGTTTAAATAGTCGCTTAGTCCCTTCTGCGAGGTTTCTAGCCATGACTTCTACTTGCCCTGCGCCAGCTTGTGCTGTTAATGCTGCGGCTGTGGCAGAGGTGTTTTGTAGCATGTCAGCGTTAACGCCCATACTCATCTTAGAAATGCCTGTTTTCTCTTCTACGAGCATATCAAGGTATTGCAGTGCCGGTAGTGTGGAACCTGCTACAAAAGGCACTGTAAGGGGGTTAATCGACCCTATTTGCTCACTACGAATGATTGCACCGATCTCGTTATTTAGCACATCATCCATTTCCACCAAATCCTCATTAACTTCAAGGCGTGGAGTGTTAACCAAGGCTACGTTGTCCAATATGCCACGCAATACGCTAGTGGTGGTGTCTTGGTCATTAATCACTAACTCAGCGAGTGAACGACCATAAAAAGCGTGGGGTTCTGGGTCAACTTGAAAATCAGCAAACGGGGCTTTATCCCACGGCTCCATCTCAAGCACTTCGTAATCAGTGCCGCCACATAAGAACTTGTGCAAAGTGGGTATGCCGTCACCTTCTGCGTCAATGCGTAGATAAGCCTCTGTGACAAGAACCAGGCGCATAGATGGGTCATTCTCTACACTTTCATCGTCTTGAACTGCGTCACCAAAACGCTGTATTTTTTCAATGTTACCAATCAAAGAATCGTTGTCTGAGCCATTGAGGTTATCAACTACTTCTTGATCTATACCCATAGCCACTAGATCGCCTGCGCGTTTCTCGCTGCGGTGACAGACAATATACGCATCATCAATAGACTTAGCCGACCCATCAATGAAAAACTCTTCTGGGGGTATCCCCTCAATGACCATTTCGCCCTCTTCATACTTATGCGTAATGACCATGCTGTGACTGTTACGTTCTACATCAATCCCAAATTCATCCATTTCCATTTCAATGTCTTGTCGATGCTCTACAACTTCAACACCTTCTTTATTGACTAATACCTGTACCTCTTCATCACTTAGGTTTTCATAGGTGTACGATTTGGCAATGGTTTCTTGGTTCCACCAAACTTTAACGACACCCACTTTTTTAACCAGGGAGTCATGTATCGCATTGCTTAATACGTTGTACCCACCCACCTTGTTAAATACCCAGTGGCAATAAGCCGTGGCTTGGTCTGCGTTTTCAACGTCTTCTGGGCCTTTGGGCGTAAACTCAACAAACTTGTTGTTAGACATAAAGATACGCATTAAGCTTGGTTTAGCACCACGCACCACATCACGCACTTTAGTAGATACAACCCTAGACCGCCCTTCTTCATGGTCTAAGTCTACTAGCCCATCAAAGTATTTCTGAGCGCGTTCACGCTGCCCTGCAATATCTGAATCAACGTAATCAATGGCTGATTGTATTGCCGTTTTGATTGCGCTTTGAATATCTTGTTCTGACATTTTTGGCATTACTGTTCCCCATTAACTTGTGATTGCCCGATCTCTGAAAAAGCACCTATTGAAGCAAACCCTGAGTTAGCAAGCAGTAAATCACTAACTGCTTTAAGTTCTGCATCACTTACTTGTTCGGCTTTTGATGCTCTCATTATTACTTTAAGAGCAGTGCGAGCTTCTTTGCCTTTAATCTGGGTTAAAGCCTTTGCTATGTCGGTGTATATTTCTTGCTTTGCTGCAACACTAAGCGCATCTGTTTCACCTGTAACTTTCTGCACCACACTTTGACTTGCCTTTGCTGGCTCTAACCTTAGAAGATGAGCAAACGCACCAATATCAGTCATTTCGTCAACCATTTCTTTTTGCGTTATTCTAATGCTAGTTTTTGAATTCATTGCAACAGCCGCCCTTAAAGCTAACGACATTTGTGCTTGATCTAAGTCTTTAAATAATTGTTTAGCTTCTGATGCACTTAAAAGCATTTTTATTTTGTCACGAGAATTTTTAGACGATAGCTGAGTAAAAACTGTTCGCAGTGTATTTATGTCAATGTCAGGGGAGGCAATAGTTGCTTTAACATTGTTTATTAAATCATCAACAGCACTTCTTACTCCAAGTTTTGCGTATTGTTTTTCAACACTTTCAGCACCTTTCATTGCTCTGGCAACGTCCCTTGCTGACATACCAGGCTTTAACATTCCCAAGCCAAGTTCAAGCGCATTATCTAAACTAATCTTATCACCGCCCAACTCAACTGCTTTTCTATACTCTGGTGACGCTTCCTTTAGTCTATTTGAAATTTCACGATACCAATTCACTGCATCTAAAGCGTCTGCTGTTGGTCGCCCAAAGTTATCAACTTCTTTAAAACCAACTTCACCGATTGCCTGCTTAATTTGATCTAACTGACGCAAGTTTGGCAGCGTTGAAAAGCTAACAGTTCCATCGTCTGCAATATCTGCTAATATTTGCTCTGGCTGTGGCTTGCCAGTTTTATATGCCTCAAGCCTCATTTTTTCGTTAGCCCGTTCTATAGCAGCACCTTTAAAACGATCAGGCAATGCATCAAAAACCCTTTCAATTTCTCTGCCTGCTGTAGAACTGAAATCTATAGGTGTTCCATAGGCTAGATCGTATGCCTCTTGCCTTTGAACTTTTGTAGATGAAGCAATGTTTTCTGCCATGTCTAAGGCATCTGCTGCTTGATCGTCTACTTTAGGCAATACCCCTAGTGCATCATCCATAGAAGTTGATAGTGCTGCACCTTGCCTAGCTGCTCGGCCTGTAACTTCCTCTGAGGTTATCTGTGAAGCCCTGCCACCTGTTGACGCTGATGCATCAAGCAAAGCCTGTGCTGCAAATCCAGAGTCAGCAAGCATACCCTCTTCACCAGCGTTAAAAATGTTTTGTAGCGCAGATTTAATATCTGTGCCAGCATCCCGAAATGTAGCTGATAATACTTGCGCTGATGGAATTGATATATTTAAAGACTTTGCAATATCTTCTGCCCCAACATTTCTAAAGGATACTTTTAGATTTTCATAACCTTTAATAACGGCTGGAGGCAATAAACCACCAAACAAACCGCCAGCAGCACCTATGCTTCCACCTTCGACTGCACCTTCCATGCGTCCATCTTCACCGCCTCTTCCTGCGCCACTTACCGCACCTTCTACTAGGCCAAGTAATCCACCACTGCCACCTACGGCTACCATTTTTTGCACTGTGGGCAATTTAGATAACCAATTAACAAATGATGCTGGAGCAACAACGGGCGCAGCAATTATTGAAGGAACTACAGCACCGCCAACTTGCAGCGCAGTGCTTTCAATAGGGTCTTGGTTTTGCTTTGCTTCTGAAACAGCTTTAGTTTTTGCTTGAAGTTCTGGTGATACTGCGCCTGCTATATCTTGTATCCACCCACCAACAAGCGGTATGCCCTCTGCTACCTTTAATGCTTGAGCAGTCAATGGTGCTTGTTGTAGATAGTCACGCTCTTTTAAATCCTGCATCCAATCTTCTGACGGGGCTTGTTGTGCAGAAGGGTTGGGATAAAGTTCAGCCATTACCCTTTCAATGGTTGCATCGTCAGTACCATCTTCAAACTGCACAGGTTGATTATCTGGGCCAAGTATTTCTATCATGGGGTAACTACCTCAACCTTCCCAGTTACTGGGTTATAGCGTTTAACTTGTATTGCGTTTGCGTTATTTCCTTGAGCAGCACCACTTCCACTTTGCATTTGTAAGGTTTTAGCAATTAAACTTCGACTATTTCTTTTTTGGTCTAACGTAACTTGCTTGTCGCCTACTTGTGGAAAAAATGCTTTGTCATAGTTGGCAAATTCATCCTTGCCAATAGCAGCACCAGATTCAAGTCGCAATACTGCACTTATCCAATCTCTTTTTGCAGAGTCTAGTTGCTGAAATTCTGCGGAAGAGGCCCAGTTTGTTAAAGGTATTTGACCAATTACCCATTGCCCAAAGTCTGTTCCTGTCGCCTCAAGATTGTCAATTATTTGCCCTGCTGATGTGGCTCTTGTATAAAAAGCTGAGGCTTTACCTTGTGTTTCAGTTAGCGGTTTAACTGTTGCACCACCTTGAGTCATTGTAAAAGTACCATCTGGATTTGTGGTAATGGTCATGCCTTTCTTGGCTCCACCCTCTATCATAAATTGTTGATACTCGCGCGTACCCTTTTTAAGACCAGCGGCTTCTGCCCTAGCTCTTAAAGTAATCATTGCTGGCGGTTCTTTGTTATCACTTGCAGTGGCGTCTGTGTATAAAACAGTACCATCCATAGATACTAATGATTTTCCAACTACTTTAACGTCACCGCCTTTTCTAGCAGAAGTAACAGCGTCACTAGGGGAAATAATCCCTGCTCTTAAAGCGTCATGTATCATAGGAAACTTTTCTTTTGACAGGATTTGCAAAGCCATAGCTGTTTGACTTTGCAGTTTTTCAGAAGCGTTAGTTTTTTCTCGCCTAGCCGCCAAAACTTTTCGCTGATCTTGAATACCAGCCATAATGCTATTAGCATTGGGATTGCCACTCATGCCTGCAAAGCCTTGAGCCAAGCCTAAAGCCAAGCCTCGCTTATCATCATCTGACATTGATGTTAATTGATTGCCAATGTTATCTAATAAACCCATTATAATTCCTTACTTTATGCCAGCGTAAGTTGTTCCAGCCAACGTCAAATAATCAAACAAACCAGGCTCATAGCCTTTTTCTGTCGAATTAACGGCTGGTGCGCCACCTACTGCCTTCAATAAATACTGCAAACTGTTAGCTGGTGCGCCCGTATAGCCTGCGTACTGTTGCCTGCCTGCGTTAATCAACTGCTGCTGTAATGCCTGTTGCATTGCGCCTTGCTGATCCATTCGGTTCTGAATCTTTTGACCCATGCCAAAACCAAGGTTAGAAATATTGCCTAATTGATTGGATGCGTTTAAACGCTGCTGTGAGCCTGATAGACCAGCGTTCTGATTAGCAATACTAGCTTGCCGCGCCATGCTTTGTGCGTTCTGGTAGCCTGTTTGACGCAATCCTGATGCTGTTCGGGCTGCTTGATCTGCAAAGGCCCGATTAGTCTCTGCTTCTGCAATACCCTGCCGTGAGCCACCATATGCGTTAGCTGCGCTTGCCTGTGCGCCACCCACATTCTGAGCCATTAATCGACTGCGTTCTAAATCAGCAAGAGATTGGTTAACAACTTGTGTCTCATAAGGGTTTGTATATTGCTGCAAGTTAGCTTGACTAGGTGCGCCAATAGCCATAGGCCGATAGCCTAGTTCGCCTTGTGTACCAATGCCTGCTTGTTGGATGCCGCCTGCTGCTGCTGTGTTGACGTTAAAACCACCGCCATTTCCGTTGCCTGCCATAATATTATTCCTTAAAAGAATCCGTAATCAGTTTGACCAGATGATGTGCTTCCTGACCTGTTAGAAGCACCAAAACCATTACCGCTACTATTGCGCCCTGTTGGTTCTGGGTCTCTATCGTTTTGTCTTTGCACCTGTGCTGCAATCATTGCTTGCTCATGCGCTAACTGTGCTGCTTTTTCAGCCGCCATTCTTTGTGCTGCTGCGGCTTGCTCATTTGCATAATTCTGCGCTGCGGCTTGCTGTGCATTAAAAGCATCTTCTTGATCTAATAATCTCTGTATATCAGCTTCTTGCCTAGCTTGAGCAAGTTGCTGACGTTGAGCCTCTTGAACTGCTATTCTTGATTGGGCATATTGGTCATAACTACTACCAGTAATATTAGCCGAGGCCAATGGGGTAGTTGTTACATTGCCAAGCAAACCGCCATTTGGGTTTAATCCACCATCAATTGCTCTAGCTTGAGTACCTATATCGCTAACAATTGCATTTGGTGAGCCGCCTGATAATGGGTCGCCAGTAAACCTTTCATAGACACTACCAAACAGGCTTGAGTCTAAAAGATTGCCAGCAATACCGCGTACTGCGTCCCCATCTGTGTAGGTATCAGAGGGTAAGCCATGAGCAAGAACATAAGCCTCAAACTCAGGGTCAGACAAGTTTTGTGTCTGCATACCGCTTAATTTTCCACCACTCCAATACCCTGTTCCACCATCTGCCGCTGGGGTATAGTTTGGAGATGAGCTAGGCGCAACATAACCACCATCACCCCCACCATCTGATCTAGCCATACCCATAACAGGGCTTGCATTGCCGTAGTTGTTGCGTGAACGTGCGCCTGTAAACGGGTCAATAAACATATCAGACATAGCGTTGTATTGGGCTGGGGATTTGGCAAATAGGTTATCTAGTGATTGCTCATAAAGTGGTGCGCTTGAGTAACCCTGTACACCGCCTGCAAAAGTCTGAGCCTCTGGCATACCAGCCATTGCATCAAATCCTTGTGGAGCCAATCCAAACGCGCTAGCAGCGTTTCCAGTGGAAAGCATACTTTGCTGTTGCATAGGCGAGAACGCAGCTACATCGGCCCCGTAGTAAGGCGTATAACCTATCTGCGAAACGTCACGCGCTCGGTTGATGTTTTCTCTTACCGCATCTTCTAAATATGCTGGTATCTGGGTGCTTTGTGAAGTTGTGCCGCCCTTAGACATATTCTAAAACCTCTTTTCTAATAGCACTAACTGGGATTTCCAGCCAATGTCTGCTAATGCTTTTGACCAGCCCTTTCGACCGGACATCGTTAAACTTTCACACTCTTGCGCTTTTGCCCAGGCAATCACATCACCTTGCATGCCTTTAATTTCATCTAAATTTCCACCGCCTAGAAACACATGCAAAACCTTCTTTCTAGGGTATTTAGTAATTTCAGTAACCAGGCATGAATTTTCAGCAGGCCATAGCTGCATCTTGCCCTCAACGATAGCGGTCACAATGTCATCGTATATGTGCGTACCACCACTGTACTCTAAGGCCGATTCAATCCAGCCTTTGCAGCGTTGTAGCTCCGTCACCCGACAATCCAAGCACTGGCATTTCTAAATACAGGTATAACCACCGCACCGCCACCACTTACCGCAGCACCAAAACTAGGCGAGGCTGCGTCAGTCACATAAGCACGTTGACCTATTACACCTGTGGGCAATGCCGACACTGTATAACCACGCGCAATCTGTACAGGCACATAAACACCATCGACAGATACAACGGGGTATTCTCCTGTCTGGTTCCATAGCAATACACCATCTTCTGCTGCTGATTCGCTTGCGCCCCTATGACGTAAAGCACTGCGAGTTGTAGCCAACCAAACCGATGTTCTTTGCGCCCACTGCAACCAGTTAAGGTTAATTAGCTTTGGTGGTTGATCTAATATGCTCATCGTCTGCCACCCTGTATGACTTCCAATCTATTAATACCAACACGCCAATCATCAGCGTTAACCCCTTCAATGCGTATCCTGACTTGTCGCCCAGTAAAACGTAGGCTAGTGGGGTTAGCCATATTGAAAGGGCCAAATGATCTTTCCACATCGTTGGGATAGAATCGAGTTTTAAAAGTTGCGTCAACATCACCTTGGGTTTTCTCATCGGGTATCATCTGGGTAACGCTCATTACGTTATCGCCATTGCCCATAATTATTGGGCCTGATTCTGCAAATGGTTCGCCACCATCGTAGTTAAAGCCAATTTCATGTTCGTATAATTTCTTGTCGGTTGCAGAGGCAATAATAGGTTGGCGGTATACGCCTGCATCAACGCCTGATGTTCTCGCTAAAACGCCTATAGCCCATGTGTTATCGTTATAGTTAAACACGACATATCGGTTATTTTCGTTAGAGTTTGCAGATGGGTAGAACCACCATATTTCACCAAAGTTAGCATTTGATACGGCTGCTACTTTACTGATCTGGCTATGGTTAATGTCTGAGAAAACGTAATCAGCAACCTCGCAATTAACCTCGCTAACTGCACCACCACTGTAGGTGTAGAAAGATCGACTACCCATCCAAACAGCACCCTTGTCTACAACAGCCACCGCTTGTGTTGATACGATGCCGCAAGACGTACCAATTCGCTCAATGCCAAAAACGTAGGGTGGGCCAGAGTAGGTAGCCACATGAGCATCAGTATCAGTCAATATTAAGGCTTGGTTCTGTACCCTTACACCACATTGAATACGGCCTGTAGTTTGTAACTCTAAACTGCCTGCTTCATTTGTAGCGGCTGGTGTCCATACTGTGTTGTTTTCACGATCAGACCATTGCACCAGGCGAGGGTTGCCGCCAGCACCAAGGCACATTAAGAACCTTTCTTCTGTCACTAAAATAGAGCGATTATTAACGGGTGCATTAGCTACCACAGCAGCTTTTGATGAAGGGTTTAATTGCCACTCGTAAACTTTGCCGTCTGTACTTGAGCAGGCGACTAGAAATTGTCCGAATGAATCCATCGACCATGTTGTAGCTGGCGTAATAGTCACAGCTTCTTGTCTTGCTGTTCCGTAATACTCTCGACCATAAAATGCTGAACCAAACCCTATCGGATTAAGTGCGTTCTCACTGCCAGCCGTTAAACCCACTGGTGTTATGTCATATTGAACGCCTGCGCCACTGTAAGCATATAATTTATTATAGCTACCTGCCGCAATCCAACGATCAGCATTATTAGCAATCCAAGACTTCATTCCGC